GATGAAATGGTGGCAAACGGTAAGGTAGACAGTCAGCCTATTATTGAGGAGAGTGAGATATGACATTGTCAGACGGTGAGACATGGTTTTTCTTTAAGTACGCAACACTCTCGCTTTTCGTCATTCTTGTTGCATTGGAGGTATTCATCTTTTGGCAGATGTACAAACAACCTATGCCTTGGATGATGTTGTGGGGAGCTTTAAGCCTTATTTTAGGAGGATTTATAGCCTGGTTCGCAGGTTGGGGATTTGTAAACTTCTGGTTGTGGAATAAATGGACATAATATGAAACTAACCGAATGGTCATAATTATGAAGACAGTCATTACCTACGGCACATTCGATTTGTTCCATATTGGTCATGTGCGCATATTGCGTGCTGCGAGAACTATGGGCGACCGTTTAGTTGTCGGAGTTTCTACAGACGAGTTCAATGACCTCAAAGGGAAGAAGTCTATCTTCACCTACGAAGAACGTAGAGAAATTTTGGAATCGTGTAAGTGGGTCGACGAAGTGTTTGCCGAAGAATGCTGGGAGCAAAAACAGCGTGACATCCGCCGATACAACGCTAAGATTTTCGTCATGGGAGATGATTGGGAGGGGAAGTTTGATCATCTTCGAGGAGATTGTGTTGTCCGATACGTTCCACGCACTCAGGAAATTTCAACTTCACTACTCAAAAATAATTTGATTCACTACTCAAAAGTAATTTGAAAAAAAGATTATGGTTAAAGAAGTAGCACTACAAAACCTTGTCGACATCTCCAATACGCTCAACGGTAAGCATTGGTGGCTCGAAGCCGGGACGTGTCTGGGCGCAGTGCGTGAAGGCGACTTCATCGGTCACGACAAGGACACAGACGTCGGCATCCTCGCCGAAGATTTCAACTGGGCGCTCATAGCCGAACTGGTGACGAAAGGCTTCCGGATTCTTCATGTGTTCGGCGCTCCACACAGAGGTTTAGAGGTCTCTGTCGCCAGGGGCGGAGTCAAGACGGACATCTTCTTATTTTACAAGAAGGGAGACAAGCGCTGGCACGGAGCCTGGACGAATGGTTGCCGAGACATCGACAAGGATCTGATCAAGCTCGTGTTCGAATCTGATCTGGTCGAGACTCTCGGTGAAGCAAAGCTCTGTGACACCTTCTTCCCTGTGCCCAAGAACGTAAACAAGTACCTGGAAGCTCGATACGGAGAGCATTGGAGAGTACCGAATGAGAATTGGAACTGGGCAACAGACCCATTTTGCATTGATCCCTATTTTGAAATCTAGACATATGGAACGACAAGTAGGACAGATCAACAACTACTACGGAGGGCTGATTGTCAAGCAAGATGAGAAAGGTCTTTGGTGGGGAATAGAAGGCTGCAACGGAACGAGTTGGTACTCAATTCCACAATATCTTTTCGATGCTTTGATGAGGCATGAAGACGAAAGAACTAAAACAATTGACTAATATGAAAAACGAAAAAAAATTCGACTATGCAGTCTTGAAAGACTTTGACAACGCTCCTATTGGAGAGATCAAAAAATCTCTCGAGGTCTTGAATCACGGAGACTGGGAGTTGGTGGTCTGCACACCTGGCGGTGGTTTGATCTTCAGGAAAGAAGTATGAAGAGAGATTGGTCAAAGGTAACAGCGGTGATTAAAACATTCTTGCGTGACGAGTACTTCTTCGAGTGTGTCCGCACGCTCAGAGAGGCTTATCCTGACATCAAGATCGTCGTCGCTGACGACGGCTACCCGACGGAAGCCAAGGAGCGATTCGCTGAGAAGTACTGCAACAAGTACATTCGCATGCCGTTCGACAGCGGTCTACCTTCCGGACGCAATCTGCTAGTCAAGAAGCACGTGCGGACGCCTTACGTCCTCATTGGGGATGATGACTTCTTCTTCACTCCAGAGACGAACCTGGAAGCGCTGTACGACTGCATGGAGGTGGCTGACCTCGCCGGTGGACGAATCACGGAAGGAGGAACACTCCGCAACTATCAAGGCTTCGTCTCAATCGAAGACGCTCACATCAACTATACAAAACTCACACCAGTCGACCCAACGCAGATGCCGGAGGAATTCTGGGACAAGACCTCCACAAGCGTCCGCTACAAGCCATGCGACCTCACGTTCAATTTCGTGATGATTAAGAAGGAGGTATTCAAGAAGGCGCTCTGGGACGAGAAAATCAAGGTAGCCTACGAGCACAGCGACTTCTTCATGACGGCTAAGAATGCCGGATTCAAGACTGTTTTCACGCCTGAAGCCGTTGTGGTGCACAAGCCTCAACACATCAAGTTCACCAGCTCAGAGTACAAAGGCTACCGCAACCGTAAGAGCGACAAGGAACACTTCTTCAGGAAGTGGAGAATCAAGACCGGTAGCGACATGAACAACAACTTCGACTCCTTGGAGAAGACCGCTCCAGCTCCGGTAGAGCACCATCAGCTCCAGGACACGGCATATTGCATTACCACATTCGAGCGACACGACTCGCTGGTGAGACTGCTCAAGAGTATAGTCGCTCACGACAAGTCAGCTTCAATTTACATCGCTGACGACTCACGCGAGTTCGACGCTGACCGATACAAGAAGTTGTGGGACGAGCTGTTCGCCTCCGGACTCGAGAAGAAGCCTACAGCCTGGAATGTGAATCACGACGCCGGACTCTCGCACAAGCGGAATATGTTCGTGAGGATGGTGGCGGAGCCTAGACTCTTGTTCCTCGACGACGACTTCGAGTTCACTGCGGACACCGACATCAACAAGCTCCACAAAGTCCTCGACCACCTACCCGAAGCCGGATTAGCCGGTGGAGCAGTCCGCACAGACGGCACACTCATGAACTGGGAAGGAACCATTGAGCAAGTTGGCGCTGACATCGTGTTACGTAAGAGCCGAGTGAAGCCCAAGAAAGTGGACAACCTCCTCGCTCACAAAGTTGAGGTGATGCCTAACTTCTTCCTCGCACGCCGGGAACTGCTGAAGGACTTCGGGTGGGACAGTGAAATCAAAATCCACGGAGAGCACACAGACTTCTTCCTACGCTTCAAAGACCTCTCCTGGAGCGCTTACTACGTCCCGGAGGTGATCGTTGATCATCACACTACCAAGGCGGACGAGTACACTCCGTTCCGACGACGTACAGAGTTCTTCGAGCTGATGCTCAAAAAGCACAACGCTCGACGATTGATAACTAACAACATCGCCCAAGAGCCTGACGGCAAGGGCGGAATTAAAACGTATCGCACGCAAGAATATGTTGACTGAAGAAATCATCAATGAGCACGCTGCACTTTACGAAGAGCTGTCGAGCCTCAAGGAGCTGCAAAGCGAAGACATCCTCACGCTCAGAGCCAGGGCGGAAGGGACAATGGTAACCGTTCCAGACTCCGAGACTGGAGAGCCTACAGAAGTCGAAGAGAAGCAACTGTGGATTGAAGTCTTCCACTTAGGCATGGAAGGGAACCGAGCTGCAGACTTCCTAACCGAGAAGTACCCGGAGGTCTTCGCTCGTGAGCTCAAGCTCCGAGACCTGAAGAAGCACATCGAAGAGTATGAAGTTGAACACTTCGGATTCCTGCTCAAGAACATGACGCCACCAAAGATGTTAGAAATTTTGTCAATGCTGATTGACAAAAAGCTCAAGGAAGTTAAGAAAACACATGAATGAATAGCTTATTAACCCACCTTTATGTCAAGAAATTGGACGAAAGAGGAAGCTAGTAGGATGGGGAAGAAAGGTGGTTCAGTCAGAGGTGAGCAAATGAGGGTGCAGAAACTAGAAAAACAGAAGGCTCGCCAACACTTAATCAGAAAGATCGAAGAGCACACAGAACAGTTGTTCGAGGCTTGGAGAGATGCAGCACTTGGACACTTCGTAGAGGTGGAGACGCCGGACGGAAAGGTGAATGTGTACAAGAAGTCTCCGGACGCCAAAGCCATCAAGGATATGTTTGACAGAGCCTTCGGTAAACCAGACCAGAAAGTTCTCATAGACCTCGAAGCTGAACAGCGCATCGACACCGCTCTCGACCAAATAGCCTCAGCCACAATCATTGATATCACTCCAGATGAGCCATCTTCTGACACAGACACTATTCCAAGCGAAGGGGAAGCCATTGGTGATTCCGCCTAGATTTAGACCACTGTTCGATTCGATCTTTTACCGAGACCATGACCGTGTGAACGTTATCGCTCCAACTCAGGACGGGAAGTCTACAACGATTGCTGCTGCAACAGTCCTGGTAGCCAGCTCTCTCCCTGAACGCTTCACCATTACAGCCCCAACCGAGAAGAAGGCAGACATCATTATGACCTGGGTGCGTGAGTTCGCTACGCAACACCCGATCATTTACTCACAATTGGAACTCGATCGCTCGGACACTCTCGACCGTCTCAAGCGTGAGCGGAGTAAGCGACACATCACATTCAAGCGTGGCGGAGGGATTCAGACACTCACGCTCGACGCCAGGAACTCTAAGCGTTCGCTGGAAGCTGCCATGGGATTCGGATCTAAGAACATCATTGCTGACGAAGCCGGACTCATCGAAGATCCGCTCTGGGCAACAGTGATGCGTATGCTCGGAGGAAGCATGAAAGGTGATGATGAGAAGAAGCTTTTAATCAAAATCGGCAACCCATTTTACCGCAATCACTTTTATAACTCTTTCAAAGATCCTCGTTACAAGCAGATTTTTCACGACTGGAAGGACTCGGTCAGAGATCATGAGGCAGGATTCTACGGTTACACAGAGGAGTATATCGAAGAGATGCGTGAGCAAGCGTTTTTCAGTATCTTCTACGATTGCTTATTTCCTGAAGAGGACGAACTGGACTCCAAGGGCTACCGCCGACTACTGGTCAGTAATGACTTATGTGTCGAGGAGTTTGTCCCTGAGGGTAAACCGTTAGCCTTGGGGTGTGACATTGGTGGAGGTGGAGACTTGAATGTCTACACAATACGTTGGCGCAACGGAGCGAAGGTGGTAGGCGTCAACCGCTCCAACGACACAATGACCAATGTGACGGAGATTCAACGAATCAAGGAAGAGTGTCCCGACTTGAGCTACGAGGACGTGAACGTCGACGATGTGGGAATTGGTCGAGGAGTTCGAGACCGCTGTCACGAGTTGAATATGCCAGTGAACGGCGTGAGCTCAGGATCGACCAGTCTTTACCCGGATAAGTTCTCCAACTTGAATATGGAGATGAGCTGGGAGATGGCACAATGGGTCAAGGGCGGAGGGAAGCTCTTCCCATTCATCCACGCTCATAAGGATGTGTGGGAACAACTCCTCTGGTACAAGCACAAAGTCAACACCGACAAGCAGATGCGCATGGAGCCGAAGGAGGATATGAAGAAGGTGACAGGTAAGTCCCCGGACTTCGGAGATTCGCTACGTTTAACTTTTTATTCACGACCACGAGTCGGTGTCATGACGTACTAATATGAGCGAAATAAATGGTCTTAAAATGCGAGAACTCAAGTCTCTCAATGACCGAAAATGGTTCTCTTACATAAAGAATCTAGTAGAAGAATCTGGATATAGCACCCTAGAGTTATCCATCACTGTCAAAGCCGGAGAGGTCACTAATATCAAAGTGCGAAGCGAGTGCTCCTTTTCTGTCCATAACTCTTAGAGTAAATTGTATTTTTTAAAATGGTATGCTATAATAGAAATAATCTAGAGGTATAACATAGACAATCCTGCGGAAGAACCGAGGGCGTCACTACTATTGTGTGTCCTCGGTTTTTTCAATCTATGCTGAAATTTCTAAACAACATCAAGAAGAAGTCTGTCAACTTCTCCCAGATGATCGGGTTGAGCGAGTTGACTAGCGGGCGATGGAGCAAAGCCGAACAGCTCAATGCTTACACTTTGAGCTCTTACGTTTATTCTTGTGTTCGACTCCGAGCAGAGAAAGTAGGAGAGATTGCCTTCCAGCTCAACAGGGGTGAAAAGGAGATCACTGAACATCCGCTCCTGAGCCTGCTCTACAAGCCCAACGCCTTACAAAACAAGAATGAGTTCTTCGAGAACTACCAGATGCACAAGGACTTAACTGGTAGCGTTTTTGTTTACCTTTTGCGTGTCGGAGGAGTGATTAAGGAGATGCACTTACTACGCCCGGACGGAATGACAATCCAGCTCGACTCAGCTGGCACGCAGATCGTCTCGTTCAAGTATCGAACACCCAAGGGTGAGGAACGGCTCTTCAAGCCTGAGGAGATCCTCTTCAGTTTGAGCACAAGCCCATTCTCACCATTGGAGGGAGTGTCTCCACTTTCTCCTGGTCAGCAGTCGGTAGACACCGAACTCCAACTCAGTGAGTACCAGAGCAAAGTCCTCAAGAATGGCGGAAGAGTCGAGGGTGTCTTCACATTTAAAACCGAACGCCTCAGCCAAGATCAGATTGAGGAAATAAAACGTCAATTCAAAGAGCACCACTCCGAAGCTAAGAACGCCGGTAAGCCTCTTGTCCTTTACGGGGATACTGATTACAAGAATCTTGGTCTCTCACCGACAGAGATGAGTTACCTGGAGAGCAAGCGTCTCACACGGGACGATATCTTACTCCTCTACCGTGTGCCTAAACCTCTCTTGGCTCAAACCGACGACGTGAACCTAGCCAGTGCAAAGATGGCCAAGGAGATCTTCCTCAGCGAGACAATCAAGCCTCTACTCGGATCACTGACGCAGAAGCTCAATGAGTTCCTGATCCCTGACGAGTTTGAACTCACGTTTATCGACCCAACGCCTGAAGACGTAGACCTGAATCTGAAGCGGATCGAGAGTGGAATCAAGAACTACTACCTCACAATCAACGAAGCTCGTGCTGCAGAGGGCTACGACCCAGTACCAGAAGGGGACAAGATCCTGATCCCTTTCAATTTGGTTACTCTTGAGGAAGGAGTCGAGCCAACTCCGGAACCAACTCCTGCTCCACCAGCAATCGAAGAAGATCCTGAAGTGCCGGAAGAAGATGAGGAGGAGCCAGAAGAAGAAGTGGAGTCAAAACACTTGAAGCGTCTAGCTCATCCGTTGTCCGACGAGGTGAAGCGTAAGGCATACGCTGAAGCCTGGATTAAAACCTCAGACAGTCGTGAGAAGAAGTTCCGCATTGAGCTCAAGCGCTACTGGCAACAACAACTCGGTAGACTCATCGAACGCTTAGACTCCGTGCCTAAGCAACGCAAGAAGGGATTGTTGGAAGAGACCTGGACGCCGGAAATAGAAGTTTCAGCTGCGAAGGAGTGGATGCTACCGCTGATCAGAGAGTTCCTTGTTGAGAGCGGACAAAACACAGTTGACTTGTTCGGCGCTGGAGGACAATTCTCGCTCACATCAACCTTGCAGACCTCCTTGGCGCAGAAAGCGGAGATATTTGCTCGTTCAATCAACGACACCACGTTCACCAAGCTGCAGAGTGAATTCATTGCGAGTGTGGAGGCGAGCGAGAACCGACAACAGCTCATCAAGCGTGTGCGAGAAACTTACGGAGACATCTCCAAGAGTCGAGCTCAGACGATTGCCAGGACTGAGGTTACGAGTGCTTCGCAACTAGGAATCATCAGCGGATATGAGCAGTCAGGTCTGGAGATAAAAATCTGGGTAGCTACTCAGGACGCTTCAACCCGAGACTCGCACTCACTCATTGACGGAGAAGAGCGTAACATTCATCAACCCTTCACTAATGGTCTGCAGTTCCCTGGCGACAGTACTGGGAGCGCAGAAGAAGTCATCAATTGTCGCTGTACAATTTAATCAATATGAAAAAAAAGAAGCTCAAACAGAAGAAGATCACCGCCTTGTTTGGGGTGGAGATCAAAGGAGTCGACCGAGACTCTCACACGCTCTCAGCTATCTTCTCGACCGCTGACACAGATCGTCACGGCGACATCGTTCATCAGAACTGGGACTTGAAGTTCTTCAAGAAGAATCCAGTCATCCTCAACTCACACAACTACAACGATGCCACAGAGGTAATCGGACGCAGTGAAACTACGGGTGTGGTGGACGGAAGGCTCGAAGGTACGATCAAGTTCGCAGTAGCAGAGAATCCCAAAGCGAAGATCATTTTCGACCTTTACGCCGGTGGATTCCTCAACGCCTTCTCAGTCGGATTCATGCCTAACGAGTTCAACGACAAAGGCGAGATCACCGCTAGCGAACTGCTCGAAGTTTCAGCAGTGAGCGTTCCGGCTAACGCAATGGCGTTGGCTAAGAAAAAAGGAATTGACGTAGACCAACTCTATGAAGACACAGACGAAGAAGACGACTCCACCGAAGACCCTATTGAGGATGAAGTTGGTGATGAGGAAGATACCGACAACGGCGGCGGTAGTGAAGCTGGGGAGGGAGAGGATGAATCAACCCCTCCAGGATCTGGTACCGATGGAGAAGATCCAACTGCCAAAGCGGTGAGTCCACTAGAGAAAATTGCCAAAGCGATCAAAAGCGTTGAGAGCGAGTTGAAGGTCGAAACACGTCCAAGCGACGTCAAAGCTCACAAAAGACGCCTGATCAACAAAGCAATAAGAGAATTAACAAAACTCAAACGACAAGTATGAACAAATTTTTAAAGCTCTACCACGCTCTCTTGAGCAAAGGTTGGGCATCAGCTGAAGAAAAAGCGAAGCTCAAAGAGCTAGCAGAGGAAGAGGAAGGTGTAGAGGAAAAAGTCGAGGAAGTCGACGCTCTCCCCGAGACCGAGGAAGGCGTAGAGGAAGCCGAGACCGAAAAAGCTCTCAAGAACCTCCTCAGCAAAGCCACTGACGAAGTGCAGAAGACTCTCCTAGAAAATATGGAGAAGTCCATGAAGGAGAAGCTCGAGAAAGCGCTAGGTGAACACCTCGAACTTAAGGAGAAGCGCTCAGGAATCTATAACCCTCAGGTGAAGGAGTCTAAAGCCGAAGCCAACAAGCGAGTCCGCAAGTTCTTCGGTGCGCTCGTCAAGGGTGACTTCAACACTCTTGAGAAGCTCCAGGGAGAAAATCCTCTCTACCAGAAGGAACTCACGAGTGATTCCAGCGGATCACCATTCGGTGGTTACGTGATCGACTCAGAACTCAACACTGAAATTCAGCACTTGATTACTGAGTACGGAGTAGCTCGAAGAGAGTTCACTGTCCACGAGCTCACTAAGGGGTCTTACACTGTCAACGAACTCGTCACAGACTTGACAGTCGCATGGGCAGACACGGAGACCACCTCATTGCTCTCGACTCAGTTCGTGCTCGGTCAGGACACCTTGACCCTCAAGCGCCTGTACGCCATCGTTACGCTCACCAACACCTTGATCGAGGACTCGGAGATCGACCTCACCAGCTTCATTGCTGAGCGTGTTGCTGAAGGGATGGCAGAAAAAGAGGATGACGCCTTCTTCAATGGAGACGGAACTTCTTCTTACGGATCTTTCACAGGTCTCTTGAACAACAACAACTTGAACACAGTGACCATGAGCGGATCAACCTTCGCAAGCATGGACGCTGACGACTTGCTCGACATGCAGGACGCAACTCCAGCAGGAGCAATGAAGAACGCCAAGTACTACATGCACCGCACCATCATGAGTATCGTCCGCAAGCTCAAAGACTCCCAGAATCAGTACATCTACCAACGTCCAACAGAATCTGGTCCAGCAACAATCTGGGGTAAGCCAGTTGTGGAAGTTGAAGTGATGCCTGACAGTGGTGACACAGCTGCTAACACAGCCTTCGTCATCTTCGGAGACTTGAAGAAGGCAGCCATCTTCGGATACAAGGGTACTATCCGAGCTGAAATGTTCTCAGCTGGTATTGTTCGCAACGTTGCTGACAACGGAGACATTAACCTCATCACCAGCGATCGCAAGGCTGTTCGATTCATCGAACGTGTCGGATTCGTCGGTGTGTTGGAAAATGCAGCCACTAAGCTCAAGACCGCAGCAGCTTCAGCGTAGTCTGACTGTGAGAGGGTTTACACCCTCTCCAGCGAGCCTATGATGAACAAATATAAGTACCGCAATAAGGTTACAGGTGAAATAATTTTCACCAACACTCCTGTGTCGGACGAGGCGTTCGAGTTAGTCAAAGTTTTAGTTAAGCAAAAAGTATGGCAGTCATCAAAGAGTACACAACAGAAGCAAAACTAGAGACATTCCTGGGCATTGCTATCGCTTCCGGGGAAGCTGACGACGCCATCAACGGAGCGGTTGACATCATTGACGTTTGGACAGACCGCAACTTCATCGCTGACACGAATGCAAGCCTACGAAGGTACTCAGGGAACGATCGGGAGAACTTGCTCATCGACGAGTGTGTCGAGATCACCGCTGTGGCGATGGGTCAAGATCTTTACGGAGACTCGACCTTAGCGCTCAGCGCTTCGGTCAGCGGAGGGTACTACCCCATCCCCAGAGACTTTGCTACTCGACTGAAGCCGATCAAAGAACTCCACTTGCGTGGAAGAGTCTGGACGAAAGGGATTGAGAATCACTCCGTAACAGCAAAGTGGGGCTACTCAACATCCGTCCCGCAAGCCATCGCTACCGCTGCAACCATCTTGGCTGCAGGATTGTACAACTTCTACCGCTCTGGCGGAGGAGCGCTAATCAAGAGCGAGAAGATCGGTAACTATGCTGTCACCTACGAATCCCCGAAGGACTGGACAGCCCTAGAACAAGCCAAGTCGTTCATGGATCAGTATAAACGGATGAGCCTATGATAGAGAAATTCTACACAACAATATTCACAGCAAAGCGGATGGTCTACACTGCCAACAAGTCTTCCTTGAGCAGCAACGGAACGTTCGATGGTCATCTTCAACAGGCTGCTCCAGAATTAGTAGCCTCTCTGGCAGACACATACAAGTTGAGTCACACAATCTGGTGTTCAAGGAGCGAGGATGTGCAAAGCGGTGACCAACTCGAGACCGGCGGAAACAAGTACACCGTCCAGAGCGTCCAAGACAACTCCACAGGCAATAACGATCACTACGAACTCCATGTTCTTAAAGCCTAACCTATGAGCTCAGTAGTAAGAGGACAAAAAGAGTTCGAAGCTGCCATCAAGCGCAACCCGACTTTACTCAAGAGTGAAGCCGGCAAGTATCTCCAACGAGGAACAGCTGTAGTCCTTCGTCAAACGAAAGAACCTCCATGGAAAGTCGGAGCTGGTGGCGGAGGAGCACCTGTGCTCACCGGGAACATGCGTCAAGCTCACCGGACGCAAGTTGAGGTCGATCAATTCCTAGCGAGGATCTACGTCGACACTCAAGCTGCGAAGTATGCCATCTGGGTGCATGACGGAACTAGTCGACTGGAGGCAAGACCCTGGCTAGAGTTCGCTCTCCAAGAAAAGCGTAAAGAGATCGAGAAGCTCCAAAACGATCTTCTGGAAGCCATCCTCAAAGACCTAGCCAAGTAACCCTATGTTCACAACACTCAACACGAAAATCTCCAGCACACTCGCATCCGTGACTGAGCTAGCTGTGGTCTACGATCGACCGCTTGCGCAAGGGGAAGTCTTCACAGGTTACCCAGCAGCAGTCTTCTACTACACCGGATTGCGCAACTCCTTCGAGACCAACCAAGAGAACTTGAAAGAGTATCTTTACACAATCGTCCTAGTGACGGAGACGCAAGTCAAAGGTATGGATGCAGCTCACGGAACGGTCATGGCAGGACTCCTGGACGCTGTCATGGAAAAGTTCGACGCCAACTGGGATCAAGGAGCAAGCTCAGAAGGGCACAGAATCTGGTGGAAGGCTGATGATGTGACTATGGGAATCTTCGAAGAACACACCGGACTCCTTATCAGCGCAACAATCAACTTAACAATCAAAGTTATCACTAACGACTAAATCTATGTCAGAGATCATTGGTAAACAAATCGAAGTAGGGATCGCCGTCGAGGAAACTCGTGGCACTCCGCAAGGAACAGCAGAACACTGGTTCAAGAACGTGACTGCCAGCATCGTCGAGCGAGCGGAAAAGGCAGTGGACGACTCCAACCGCAACCGCATTGAGGACTCTCTGGGTGCACGCCTAGTTAAGAAGTGGGTCGAAGGTGACCTGGAAGGAATCGTTCACGCTGACGCAATCGGGTATTTGTTCTACAACATCTACGGAGCAGTGTCTTCCGGAGTTGTGAGCGGAAGCGTTTACGATCATACCTTCTCCGTAGCCAACTCAATCCAACACCCTTCACTGACCTTGATCGCTAAGGACGGAGCTAACTCGCAAGACGACTTCACTAATGCAATGGTAGGAAGTTTGGAGATCAGTGCTTCGGTTGACGACTATGTACGCTTCACAGCAAGCTTCATGGCTGGTGCTACCAGTTCCAACGCTGACACACCTGCTTACGTCACTGAGTACGACTTCGTAGGCAAAGACATCACAGTGAAGTTCGCCGACACAGAAGGAGGCTTAGCAGGCGCAACTGCAACAAAGGTCAAAGAGGTGACCGTCAGTTGGGATCAGGGTCTCATCGCCGACCACGTTCTCGGGTCTTACACACCTGACGACATCTACGACGGCAACCACGCCATCGAAGTCCAGATCACTCCAAACTACGAAGATGACACTTTCAAGGATCTCTACACAGCCGGAACTTACAAGTATATGCAGGTAGTCATCCAAGGCTCTCAGGACATAGGCGGAGGCAGTAATCCAACCATCACCCTCATCCTCAACCGAGTCCAAGTGATGGACTGGAATCGTGAAGGTGGTCGAGACGAACTAATCACCCAACCAATCACTGTCAAAGCCTTCTATAACGAAACGGACTCAGAGATGAGCTCACTCGTCCTCCGCAACTTAACCACTGAGTACGACACTGTAGAAAGCGCATAACCCTATGAATACAAAAACCCTTAAACTCAGCAATTGTGAGGTAGTGCTCAAGACCGACTTCTTGTGGATTCACTCCCAGGAGATCGAAGCCATCCTCACCGGCGGAGCAAAGTTCAACAACGCAGTGATGAGCGGATTCGACGGTAATGCGTTGCTTGCAGCTCGAATGAAAACGATGGAGATGCTCGTGGTAGAAATCGTCACAGGGGAAGAGAAGCAAGCCTTCAGCCGTAGCTGGCTCGAAACGCTATCCGTAGAGGACGGTGACATCCTCATGGACACCCTCGACGAGATCACCAAGAGTAAAAAAAAATAAATCGTAACGAACTCTCCAGCGAACTCCAAGGAAAGAGAGCACCTAGCAATGAAACAATTTGTTATGTGCTCTCCCGGGAGTTCGGATGGACTCCTGCACAAGTGCGAACTCTGACTAAGAATGATCTCGACTTATATTGGACAATGCTCGCAGTCGAAAAATCTATCGAAAAAGCTCAAGCTCTAAAAAACCGGAACTATGGCAGAAAGTAGAGAACTACAAGTCCTCCTCACGCTCAAAGACAATGTGTCAAGCAACCTGGAGCGAGTGAGCGCCAACGCTCGGAAAGTTGGCGTGGCTTTTGCTGCAATCGGGGGATCAATCACTGCCGGAGTAGCAGTATCAATCAAAGCGTTCCAAGCGCAAGAGAAAGCTGAAGCTAGACTTGAACAGATTGCTACACAGGTTACCGGCGCAACTCAAGAACAAATTCAAGGCTTCAAAGACCTTGCTGCTCAACTACAAGCGGTAGGAGTCGTAGGTGACGAAGTACTCATCTCGGGTCAGTCTCAGCTCGCCTCCTTCACCAAGTCCTCAGCGGTGGTCAGTGAGCTCAGCGACGACCTGGCTGACCTCGCCGTCGCAACCTACGGAACTAACGTCTCGCAAGAGCAAGCAATCCAGACCGCTAACATGCTCGGTAAAGCGCTCAGCGGTCAACTCGGAGCGCTCACCAGGAGCGGTGTGTTGGTGTCGGACGAACTTACTGCTGCCTTCGAAGCTGCCAACAGCGAACAAGAGAGGTCTGT